AAGCGCCTGGCTGACGTGATGCGAGGTGACATCCCAAGCCATCGCACCCTCATCGACCGTGATCGCCGGGATGCCCGCCAGAACCGCATCGACGGTCGCATTCGAGTTGTAGGCGATGACGCATGCCGCCTCGGACAGATCGCGCTCCAGCGTTCCCTTGGAAACCATGTACGACGGCACCGGAAACTGCTGCCCTCGCCGCACTGCTTCTGGATGTGGCCGGAACCGCACATCGACGCCCATGCGGTCCAGTTCATCGATCGTGTCCTTCAGCCATTCGAGATAGTTGACCGTCAGGAGAGACTGGTCGCCGAGCACCTGCCCAGCGATCAGGTGATAGCCGTCGAACCGTTCCCATTCTTTCGCGAGGCCGCCGTGGCTGGACCAGAACCGCTGGCCCTCATCTTGAGGCTCTGGGAACCGGGCGCGGTTGTTGAGGCCATCCCAGCCCAGCGATGTCCAAATTCCCATACGATCGCCGATATACCCGCGTTCCATGACGAGGATCGGCTTATCGAACCCAGCCTCGCGCAGCCGGCGCCCTACCCGCCATCCCCAGATCACAGCAAGGTCTGCGCCGGCCTCTGGCATGTTCGAGAACGTCGATGTGTGAACGCCATGGCGCTGGAAACCGTGGAGCATTGCGCTTGCATGCCCGCTCATTCCGCGCGGCGAGTGATAAACGGCTGCCCTCATTTGAAGATGACACCGATGCCCATCGTTGAACCTTCGCCGACAAGCTCGACGTGCTCGTGCTCAACCTTCAGTTCTGCCCAGAGGTGCGGCACCTCGACAGCATTGCCGTGGACCTTTTCGGCCTCGCCATGCCCCACGATGTCGTGGAACGCGATCAGCGGGGCGAACCGGGCATAGTTCTCCCAATCCGCCTTGACGCCGGCATAGCGATGATCGCCGTCGATCAGCGCCGCGTCGTATGGCCCCTCGACCATGACAAGCTGACGGATGCCGGCCGACCTGCTGTCGCCGAAGATGCAGCGGGCATCGTAACCGCGGCCGCGCAGGTCAGCGCAGGCTGCCTCCAGATGCTTCCGGCTTTTGTCTGTGCCCCACATCCCGCCCGGAAGATCGACGGCGACGCCCTTCGACCCCTCCGGCAGCGCCATCATGATCTCGAAGAACGTGTCGCCGTGCCGGGCGCCGATCTCCAGATACCGCGTCACCTGCCGGGCGCGAAGAAGGTCGATGAACGAGCGCAACTCGAACTCGTTCTGGCTGGCCCGGCGGCCGGATCGTGTCTCAAGCAAGATGTTGCTCCAGATTGCAGGCTGGCAGCCATGTGATCGTCGAGGTCGGCGAAGCGTTCAGAACCTCCACGCCCAGCCCGCCCAGCGCGTCGGTCAGGGTGCGGAAGTGCCGTCGCCACGTTTCAGTATCGGAGCACATATCCATCCGGCCTTGGTGGAGGCCGAACCAGTGATCCCGCGCGCCGCCGTCCGAGAAGTCCATTCCCACGATGATGATCGTCTTCGCACCCAACTGCGCCGCGACATGCACCGCCTGATAGCCCGAGTTCGAACCGTGGCGAACATTGCCGGGCACCGGGTCGAAACCGTCGGGGCCGGTATCGTTGAGGTTCTGGACGTCGTACCGCCCGAGAGGGTTCCTCGATATCTTGATGCGCCGGAACGCCGAGAGACCGTGGTGGTGATCCCACCATTTGGCGTCCGACGACAAAAGTATATCTGCGAACCAGCACGGATAGACTGCATCCGAAACGGCGATCACGCGGCACCGGCCGAGCGCATGTGCGATGCCAATCGTGCGAACCTGCGCCAGCGTCAGCGACGGCCCGCCAGCGACGACAACCGCAGTCTCGCCCTCCCATACCCTTCCCGGTGCGAACAGCATGGCTACTGCGGAACGTTCGGGTCCAGATCGCCGTAGCGCAGCGGGTTGAGGTTGGCCTGGATCATCACGTCGTCCATGCCGTCGAGATTGGGCATCACCGCAAGGATGTCGAAGACCAGCGAATCCGCGCGGATGCCGTGTGGCCCGTAGTCGTGGGTGTCGTTGAAGACGATGCGTTGCGTCTCGTTGATGCCCTCAAGCTCAAGGAAATCGCCGCGCAGGGTGTGCGACACGACACTCTGAAGCTCGTCGCCTTTGAACACCTCTCTCCCGCGATTGGGCTGGATGCTCATCCAGACCTGCCGATATTCCGCCCATGTCACGATGTCGTTCAGCGGGCCGGGGATCGTGACCTTGTGCTGGATCAGGACGAGGTTGGGCGCCTTGCTGGACGGAAACATCACCACCCACCGTTCAGATCAGTGCCGTTCGGGACGCGAAGCTCCTTCGTAAGCTGGTCCACCCCGAATGAAATCTTCTTCTCGACCTGCATTATCCGGGGTTCTTGATAGGTCGCGGCGCGCGACTCGACCCACGATGCTGCCAGCAGGTATGACGCTTGACGAAGCGCGGCCGGAACTTTCTCGGGATCATCTGCCCCGACGACGTATTCGATCTCCATCGTGCCGGCTTGCTCGACCAACCCGGTGTCGATCGTCGGGAGCATCCGGTCGATGCGGACACGATCGTCAGGATCAGAAAGAACCTGCTCAGTTCCGCCTGTGACAGCATATTTGACCGACGTGATCGACTTCAGCGGCGGGCGAGGAAGCTGGACGGACGGGAGGATGCGGCGCAGACGCAGCACATAGGTCTGCTCCATGAGCGAGAGGTTCGTCCGCTTCTCGACATACTCATCGGCCGCGCGAATCCAGAACTCGATCAGATCGTCCTCCGACCCGTGCCTGATCCGTTTCCCCGCCTTCACGAGGTCGACGCTGATCGAGGTCTTTGTGGCCGGCGTTTTCAGCGTCAGATCCATTTCGACCTCGATCCAGATAGTCGCCCTGTCGGATCATGCGATCCGAATAGCGTGCGTTACGCCCCGGCATCGGCCTGCGGAGCCTCTGCCTCGCCATCGGCCGGCGCAGTCGCGGCTTCGAGAGCCTTTTCGATCTCAGCGGCCAGACGCGCGGCACCCCAGCGGGAGTCGGCGTCCTTGCCGGTCAACTCCTTGAACTCGGCGCGGAGGCTGTCGGTGGCCGAGCCGGGAAGAACCCGTTGATCGTCGGGAAGGCTGCCGCCCTTCTTGCCGTCGCTGTCGTGATCGAGCGGATCACGCTGCGGCGTGAACTTGCGGGAGGTCATTTCCGGGCCTCCCTGCGCCCCGGCATCGGCCTGCGGAGCGGTCTGGCCGGGCAGCACAGCCATACCCTTCTTCACGAGCGCCTTGGCGATCTCGGGAAGGAAGCCGGCCTTTTCGCCCGCGACATTCGAGCCGTAAGGCTGCGCAAGCGTCACGACGACCACGCCATTCTTGTTCGGAGCGAACGGGTTGCTCATGTTCTTCGTCCTTGTTTCGGGGAGAGGCGGGCGGCACGGATGCCGCCCGCTGTCATCTCGTCAGGCTCAGGCCGGCGGATTGTCGTACCAGTCGAGGCCGGTGATGTTCACCACGGCGCCGGGATGACGGACATCCGCGTCGTGGTGCATGATCGCGCGAACCAGCGTAACGTTGCGCTGGAAGGCCGAGTACATCACGCCGCCGACCTTGTAGGACGCCTCTTCGGAGACGCGGAAGGACAGCCCGGTCGCCTCACCGAACAGCACATGGCTGAAGTCGATGAGGTGGATGTCGGTTTCGTCGCCGCCGGTGCCGAGGTTCGCCGGCATCATCGTAGTCTCGTAGACCGGCTTGCTGCGCAGGCGCGGGCCGCTGCCTTCACCGGGGCCGTAGTTGACCTCGGGATAGACACGGTTTCCGTTGCCGTCGCGGAGGCCGGAGAGCCAGATGCGGGTGCGCGGGTGCATGATCCATGCGGCGCGACGTCCGTGAATCTTGCGATTGCGCATTTCGGTCTCAGCCTTGGCCAGGGTGGCCTCGACGCGCTGGATCGTCTCGATCGGCGTACCGCCAACGCCCCAGCCCGCGAAGGACGGAACGCCAGCGATGCGGGTGATGCCGAGCGGACGGTTGGACTGGCCGTCGCCACGAAGCAGGGCAAGGTCCATGTTCTCGCCCAGCGCACCGCGGATGTCGTCCTCAATGAACGACTGCATGTCGCCGACCGACCACGAGAGCAGTTCGTTCGATGCAGGCACGAGAACCGACAGGCGCTTGGCCTGGAGGTTCACATCCCGGAACGTCTGCTGCTCGACGCCGATGTCCGACGCTTCCGCCCCGTAGCCACCGACCACGCCGCTGTCGCCGGCGGGAATGGTGAAGTTGCCATTGGGCAGACGGATGCGGCGAGGATTGCCAGCCAGGAATGCCGAGTCTTCCCGGAGGATTTCGATGATCTCGCTGGCGAGCGGCGTCGGAACGGCGTAGCCGCCGTCGGCCGGAGTGGTCGACACCAGCTCCTTGACGAAAGTGCCATAGCCGTTCTTCTCCAACTCCTCGTGGGGAGTGGAGCGGTTCTGGTGAGCCTTGATGATCGACGTCAGCGCGAGGCCCAGCTTTTCGACCGGCTTGAGCTTGCGCTCGACGGCCGCCGGAACGGTGCTGGTTTCGGTCTCATCGACAGGCTGCGCCGCCGCCTTCACCGCATTCTCGGCGCGCTCGGCCAGCGCGATCTTGGCATTGATGCCATCGATCTCGTCCAGCGCCTTCTGGAGCGCGTCGGTGTCTTCCTGCGTAGCGCCGTCGGCGAACGCCTTGGTCTGGAGGTCGCTCAGGCCCTTGGTCTTATCCGCGAGAGCCTTGCGAAGTTCGGCGAGAGTCATATCTCGGTCCTTTCTTCATGAAAAAACCCGCCTCAGTGGGCGGGTCGGATGGTGATCCTCGCGGATCGTGGATCGGGTCGCCCCGATGGCTTACGCGGCCTCGACGGCCGCGATCTTGGCAAGACGCTCTTTCAGCGCCTTCTGGACTTCGGGGTCGGCAGGGACCGGAGCGGGTTCCGGCTCGGGCTCGGACGCCTTAAACAGGCCGCGGATGCCCTCGACGAGCTTCGTCAGCGCACCCTTCCGCTCGGGCTCGTTGATCTCCTGCACCTTCGGCTCGAAATCCTTCAGGAACTCCTCGACGTTGAGTTCCAGTTCCTGCACGACAGGATCGACCTCGGGCTCGGCCGGCTCGGCGGATAGCTCGACAGTGCCGGCGACGACGGCATCAGCCGCCTTCTCCATGCGCTCGGCAATCTTTTCCAGACGGTCGAGCGACTTCTCGTCGAGTTCGATTTTCGTGGTGAGGATGGAGGTCTTGTCGCCGGTGGCGTCCTTGTGCGCGGCCTCAAGTTCCGAGCGCGGGACGATCAGGCCGGCCGCCGTTCGGGTATAGGTGTCCAGCACCTCTTCGAGGAAATCCTTGGCGAGCATGTTGCCCTCCTTGATCGACCGCGCCAATGCCGCAGGATTGCTGGGAACAGCAACGATCGAGCATTCGTACATTTCCCATTCGAGGATGTCGTAGGCCCAGGTCGGCTCGCCCTTGTCGTCGAGCTTCCGCTCCAGCTTCGTCGGCATGAAGCCGATCGAGGCCGCGCGCAGAATGCCCTGCTCCAGAAGGCCGTAGGCCATGTCGATATGCGGCGCCGTGCCCTCGGCGGCGAGTGTCGCCCTGCCCTCGATCCGCTTCGGCTTCTTCTGGACATCAGACCAGTTGCCGAGGATGAGATCGCTGCGATGGTTGAGCAGGCAGATCGGGTTGCTTTCGAACCGGGTCAGATCGGCGCCCTTGGCGCGAACCGTGTCACCGTAGCTGTCGGTGGTCTCGTCGGTCATGACGAAAACAGCCGACCGCGTGCCGCCGTCGAAAGATTTCGGCATTTTGGCAGCGCGGTAGACGATGCCGTCGTTCACGCTCAGCGAGCGCTTCGACAAGTACTCGTCGATCGAGATATTCAGCATCGCTGCCTCCTCAGTTCTTTACGAGAGAGAGGACCGGCGCCTTGGCCTTGTCCTTGTCGTCGGTCTTCTCGGTATCCTCTTCGCCGGGCGCATTGCCGCCGGCTTTCAGGATCACCTCGTTGTTGGTGTCGGTCATCACGAAGTTGCCGCTGAATAGGTAAACCTCACCGGCATCGCCGATCGTATTGAAGCCCAGCTCGTCGAGCGCCTGGTTCTTCGTTATGAGCCCGGTCTTCCACTGGTCGTTGATGACCTTCTGGCGCTGCTCAGGATCGGCGGCATATGCCTGATCCTTGTCGAACATGATGAAATACTCATCCTGCTCGTCCTCGGTCAGCAGGACCGGATGCAGCGCCTCGGTAATCGCATCGAAGATCGGGACCAACGAATCCGTGACATAGGCCCGCTCATAGGGCGTCACGTTGTCGTATTTGACACCGTCGAACAGGTAGACCTTGTGCGGCGGGACACCGTAGTAGCGGCAAACGTCGGTAAAGACCGCGTTGTTCGCCTTCAGAAACTCGGCATCGGCGGCCGTCTGGCTCATCTTCTCGACCTTGGGCGACTGGCCGCTGATGCCCTGCCCTTCAAGGATGAACGGGACGCCCTTCTCGCGCGCCTTCTTGGCTTGCGCCTGCAAGTCCTTATTGAGCCGCTGCCACTGTTCGTCGGTCAGGCCGTCAGGGAACGTCAGCGCCAGGATCGGCATGCCGCCGTTGCTGAACAGATCGCTCTGGAACTTCTGCATGTTCGAGATGAGGTCGAACGCGCCCTTGGCAACAGCACTTGTCGCGATCGGGTCGATCCCGTTCATCGAGCGCAGACGGATATGCGCCATCTGGTCGTCGAGAAGGCCGCCGGCCGCCCAGCCATACTGAGCCTGCGCGTGCTGGCCGTTGGCAGTGACATCGTAGACGTAACGTCGCTGCTTGGGCTCGACGCGCACCGACACGTCGGTATGCGGGATGCCCTGAATCTCCATCAACTCGCCAGTGCGCTTGCGGCGCGCGGCCACGTAATACTGCGACGCCGTCACGAGATGTGCCGTCGCAATCCGCAGGAACTCCTTCACACCATAGTAGCGACTGGTTCGGCCGGCGAGCATTGCTGCGACGCGGTGCTCATTCGGCTCGACGATCTCGGCGCCACCATTCTTGCGGCGATAGAGATATGCCGGTGTCTTCGCTACGTCTCTCGAAAGGACATCGATGCACTTCAGACTGATCGCGAGCCGCAGCATCGCCGAGCGCGAGCCCGCAGCGACGTAGCCCATGCTGAAGAGATCGCCCATGTTGGTCGTGGTCCAGAGGTGGCTGTCATCGGCGCCGAACGCGCGGACGGCCACCGGAGCACGCTCAGTTATGTCCTTGGTTTCGGTCATAGCAGGTGCGTCCGTTTGGCGTGCTTCTGGATGTTTTTGATCTTTTCGAGCGGGCGAAGATTGGTAAGAGCCCAAGCCGCCTTGAACTCGGGATCATCGAAGCCGGTGTAGGAAAAGCTGGCGAGCGGAACGATGTGGTCGAGATGCCAGAACGTGCCGAAGTTCTGCCAAGTCATCCCCCTCGTAAACTGGCGCTCGATGTGCCGGCAAAGATCCTGCTTTGTGTATCCGAATGCGGTCTGCCAGCTTTCGTTCTTGTAGCCGATGGCGGCGGCATCACCATCTCTTCCAGATCGGAGTCTGAGCGCTTCTCGGACCCGGTTTCCCACCGAATGAGCAAACCGCTGCTCCGGGCTCCGCTTCTCGCGCGATCGTCGAGAAATTTCTCTGGTTTTGTCACGATTAGCGGCCCGCCACGCGCGCTCCAACTTCTTCTCGTGATCACCATAACGCTCTCGGCGCTCCGCATTGATGCGGTCACGATTCCGGCTCAGATACCGACGTTTGGATTGCGCGCGTTTTTCTGGATCGCGGTGATAGGCAATTCTGGCCTTCCGCGCGTGGCATTCGCGACAATAGGATTCCAGTCCATCGGGTCGTCCGTTCTTTGGGCTGAAGAACTCGATCGTTCTTGGGTTCTCTGTGTCGCATTGTGAACACGATTTATCCCCACGGAGCTGATAGCTCCTTCGAGGCGTTGGATCGCCGTACTTGCGCCAGTTTTTCCAGTGCGCGCCACACCACCCACGCCCCTTCGCGGGCTTGCTACAACCATCAAATTTGCATACTGATTTGTCAGCCACTCAACACCTCATCCGTGTTGGCTTGGTTAGGGCCGACGCGGTGTTACCAGCACCAAATCGGCCCGCTTAAATTACCCTATCCTACTGACTTTTCAATCAATATCGACCATGCGCAAGCCTCTTTCCGCCATGGGATTCGGCCGCTTGGTTTTCAGAGGATCG